TGGGTTTTAGGACTGACCCGTATTTAAGCAATACTTATAGAGATTGAGTGTTATTTATGAAACACAAAAAAAGCGGAAACCCTTTTATTTATTGGATTTCCGCTTGTTTTTATGGGGTGGAAGGTGGGACTCGAACCCACGACATTCAGAACCACAAGCGGAATATTTTGCACGTTTAATATGTTGATGTATAGTGATTTTGTTATTTGTTGCTTATGTTCTGTTAAATATATGCTAAAGTTTCTTTATGCAACCAATCCCTGTCCTCTAAAAGCATATCCATAAGCCTTCCTTTAAGTCCCTGTGCTTTCTTTGCACTAACTTTTTGATACTTCCTCATATTTTACACAATTCTTTGGCTGACTATTCGAATAGCTTTCCACATTCCTCTTATCTCTGTACGACCTACTTCCATTTGCCCATATAATGGATTATCTGATTTTAAAGTAATAATGTTGTTGATAAATAAACTGTTTTTAAGAATCCGCTTTATAACGAACATTTTGCCATACACCACAAAAACCACGCCCGATAATTCCTCCCATCTTTCTTCGGGTATTCGCATTGCAAGGACTTTTGCCTTGTCTGGGATTGTGGGAACCATACTTTCTCCTACAACTTTAAACACCACATATTCTCCACTATTCAAATCTTCTCCTTCTTCTTGCATTACTCCGTACTTATCAACGTTATAGTGCTGGTCGTACATATTTTCTATGAACGTAGCAGCAGCATCAGCGTCCACTATCGGCACTTCTATCAATTCATCATTGATGTATGTCTTTATCGGCTGTGCATTGCTCGGTTCTGTAAGGAACATAGAACCTTCGCCATTTACAAGCCATTTATACGAAACATTAAGATTATCACATATAGCATTTATTAATTTCGGTGCTACATTCCTATCTCCGTTGAGTATTTTAGACAAATTAGACTGATTGAAATCAATCATCTTTGCAAACTTAGATGGAGATACATTCTCGTGTTCAATGAGTATTTTAATCCTCATTACAATATTCTTATTCTCCATGTTTAAATGTTTTTATTTGTTAAAAGAATTATTTTGTCTTGCTATTCCTTGTTTGATAAGTTCAAAAGAACTACCTTTGTAGTCGCATTTGGTCAAGAAATGCGACTGACATCGCTAAATTTCCCCATTTTGGAGTTTAGATATTTCACCTCTGTAAGGCTTGACCACTTGCAGAGGTTTTTTGTTTATATACAACCGACCTC